GAATAACCCAAAGCCCTCTGCAAGTAGTCTGCCTTGTCTGCTTCGTTCTGGGTAACTTCCTTGATGAACTGTTCCCATCGTGGGCAGGTGACTTCCTGCAAGGTGTATTCAAAATTGGTCTGCATAGTCAAGAAATCATCCCATCTATGCTCACGGAACTTCATGTGTTCCAGGTCATAAGTGCCGTTCAGACAGTTAATCAGATAGGGGTGAGTGTCAAACTGCGCCGCTGCAATCTTCATGCTGTCCGCAGCGTCCTTCATAAGACGGTCACGGAAGCGGCGGTCACCCATCTTCCCCACAAAAGCCATGTACTGCTTACGCTTTTCCTCATCGGTAATCTCTCCGCAGTACAGAGCCATGAGTCGCACAAACTCCTTAATCTTTGCAGAAACCAGAAGCGCACCCACATCCTTGTGCCACTTGCCAGTCTCATAGGTATACCAGGACTTTGCTTCTGGACAGTAGCGTGTGTCATTCTGATAACACTCAGAGAAGAGGTCAGCCATGCCCGCTTCATCCCAGGAATACCCAGTGGAATCATCCTGGTAGGCGGTTTCCGGGTGGTGGTCTTTAATGTAATACAGCTTTCTGCTTATGTCCTCAGAGGTGATATACCTGCCATTGGACAACTGAAATAACTCATCACTCACTCTTCTGTACCTCCTTTCCATTTATAGAAATTGTGAAGAATGCTCTTCGCTGCAAGAATCCCTTCTTTGTATCCATCCTCACGTTTAAAATTTGCAGTACGCCCGTAAGGGTTGTTCTGCATTTTCTTTGTAAGTTCGGATTGCAACTGTTCGTATGCTTCCCGCAGACTGTCCAACCCTGCAAGCGTTGTTTTGGGAATGTGAAGATTATTCTCTTTCACGATACAGTAAGGACATTTATAATGACATCCGAAATTTGTGATAACACTCATATACTTCATCGGCTTTCCTCCTTTCTCTCTTCATATTCATTGCACTTTGGAGTGCAGCTATAACATAAATCGTATTTCAAATCGCAACACAGGTTCCAGTCACCGCCACCGATGAAGTGTGAACAGGTTGCACAAGTGTCTTTCTCACCATTCATCGTCATAATCTCCTTCCAATGTATTGTGAGGACAGCCAGGACAACTGCTTACCCACTCTCCGTTCTCGTCCAGGTGGTAGTCATCACCATATCCTCCGCATTCATAGCAATAATCGTAGTCATCCACGGTTCTTTTCCTCCTTCATTATTTCTTCCCAGTCGGGTTCTGGCTCTAACGGACATTGATACCACTTCTCAAGTGAAGGACAGGTACATCCAAGGTCAGAGTCATACCAACCACATCTGCAATCGAAGCAGGGATTTCCAGTTTCTCTTCTCATCGTCTGTACCTCGTCACGCTTTCTGTAATGGTTTGCAGTTCCCGGTCATCAAGCGGCGGCTTGCATTGAGTCATGTTGACAAATTTCAGTTCCGCATAAATCTGTGCCGGGGTGTAGCCCGTGTTGTGCATTGCTCCCGCCAGAGAAGTAAGGGACAGATTTCTACCCCCGGAAGCAATCGGCGGGTAATCGGGACGAACTGGAATCTTGCCGCCCTCTGGCTTATTGAACTTCGGAGCGTATATCTTCTGTACCAGTGCAGACTTCCCGCCGTTCTCTTTCTCAACCTCTTTGAAGTACTTCTCCACCACATAATCAATGGCTTCCTGGTTCTCAATGATGGTTGGAAAAATAAGCTGCTTTCCGGTCATAATGAAGAACCTGCGGGCTTTGTAAATCTCAACACCTGCAAGGTTGTTCTTACCGTGGAAGGGAAGTGAACCACGCAGCAGGATATGTACGCCACGTCCGCTTCTGGACTTCTCTGTGTAGGACTTGCAGGCAGTCATAATATCGGCGCAGAGAGGGGTCATAAGACCATCCTCAAAGCCTGCGTCAATATCAATGCCAACCAGTCCGTTGTCTGCGAACACAAATCCCAGGTTATCATAATAGCCGTTCTCTACTGCCCACTCTGCCTGCTCAAAGGAACTCCATGTATCCGGGGCAGTAGAGGAAGCGGCTTTCTTCTCAAAGGCTTTCATGGGAATTTTGGAGTTATCCCAGGCACACACCCACTGATTCATATTTTTTAATTCCTCTGGTATTTTGGAATAATCCTTCATTCCCACACTCTCCTTATCCTGTGATTAACTGACTGTACGGCAGGGTTTCCACCCACTTGCAGAACTCACGCCACTCATCCAGTTTGTGATTCTGGCGGGAATGGTACATATTCTTGAGAACGGCGTAGTTAAGCTGTACGGTTCTCTTCTGGTTGTAGCAGGTCGGTAACATCTGAATCATCTGCCACCAATCCTTCTTATCCTTCCTCTGCAAGAAATCCAGACGGGCATTATTCATAGCGTCAATGACCATGCTGAACACAATGAGGTTCGTAGCGGAGAGGTGTTCCGTGCTGAAATCGCTCAGAACGAACTCTTTTGCCTGGATTTTGTGCATGGTGGAACAGGAGTTTGCCACAGTGCCTACCTTGTAGGTATCGTACTCTTTCCACCAATACAGGGGGGCGGTAATGTCTGCGGTCACGGTAATCATACGCAGGTACTTCCCGTGGTCAGTTCCCGCAGCACCCAGGGTTTCCATCAGCTTCAAGTCTGCATTCCCAACACAGAGTTTGTTATTGATTGAAGCGCAGTCTTTATCGCAGCCACAACATTGAGTTGTATCGCTCTTGTCCCAGGAATTTTTAGGGTTTCTCATACCACGGATAGCCGCCTGCCATCCGTAAGTTTCGACTTCATCAATCTTTATCACAACTCACACCATCCCTTCTGCGGACTCTCATGTAGTCCTTATAGTCCAGGTCATTCATCTTCGCTGCTCTATGCAAAGCCTGCTTCTTAGTTCCCAGTGTGCCGGGGATAGGCTCTTTACTGCCTACCTCATGCACATAATAACGACTGCTGCCTTTCTGCTTTGATACGGTATATTTCAGAATCATTTTCTTCGCCTTTCTTTTCAGATTCTCTATAATGTAATCTGGTTCCAACTTGCATAAAACATTGAACCAGTCAGAATAAAAGAACCGTTCCAGTTCTGTGATATTGCAGTTTGTTGCCGGGGTGATAAACCCTGCCAATAAACTGAAATAATCATCTACAGCCTGTTCCACAATCCCGAATCTGAGATTTTCCAGTCCAATGTCATGCAAGTTTCGTCCCCCCCCATTACATAGACCTCCGTTCGGCAATCTCTGCCATCTTCGCAGCATTCAGACGGGTATCGCCATGAACACGGGAGTAAGACAGGTAACCGTTCATGCGGTCAATCTTCGTGAGGTTGGTGCTTCCACAGACCGGGCAAACATCCATCTCAAGTTCCTGGTGTCCGCAGTCATCACAATAAGCAAGGGAGAGGTTCACACCTTCGTAAAAACCAAGCTGCATTGCTCTGCGAACCAGAGTCTTGACTGCTTCACGGTTATAGGAAATCGGATAGCGAACGTACTGAATCTTGCCGCCGTTGAACATATCCCAGAAACGTCCTTCAAGGTTTTGCTTTTCAATCGGAGTTAAGTCCTCTGTCACATGACAGTGGAAGGAATTGCTCACATACGGGCGGTCAGATACATTTTCGATAATGCCGTACTTCTTACGGAACTGCTCAATCTGCAAACCACACAGGCTTTCAGCCGGGGTTCCGTAGATTGCGTACAACCAACCGTCCTCATTCT